TCGGGTCCGCGTCACCCACCCCGCATGGTTCGAAACCGGGGAGGGCGCTCCCGACTTCCGCCCGTCGCAGCATGTCCATTACAGCAAGAGTGATCTGGATTACACTCTCGACGTAAACCAGATTTTCGATAACCTCTATGCAGAGGGTGAGGACGATGGCGCTGAGCGGAACGAAAGCATTTGAGCTGGATGTCGCCGAATATGTGGAAGAGGCGTTTGAGCGGTGCGGTTTGGAACTGCGCACCGCTTACGACTTGCGGACGGCTACCCGAAGCCTGAACCTGCTTCTGGCAGACTGGGCAAACCGGGGGATCAATGCTTGGACCATCAAGCAATACCAGATCCCGATGGTTCAGGGCACGGCAAGCTACTACGTCAACTCGACGGTTCCCAGCTCGGTCATTGACGTGCTGGATGTCTATGTTCGGGAAACCACTGGGGGCACCACCACCGACGTGCCCCTGACGCGCATGAGCCGTGCCGAATACGCCCTCATGGCAACCAAGTCCCAGACTGGGAAACCGAATCAGTTCTGGCTCGACAAGCAAGCGTCCCCGCTCATGTATATCTGGCCAGTGCCTGACAAGAGCAGCACCTACACGGTCTTTGCCGATGCGCTCACCCGCATGGACGATGCTGGTTCCGGTGCCAACACGGTGGATCTCCCCTTTGAGTTCTACCCCTCCCTTGCCAGCGGCTTAGCCTACTACATCAGCATGAAGCGGGCGCCCGAGCGCATGCCCATGCTGAAGGCGGTTTACGACGAAGAGTTTCTTCGGGCCATGTCGCAGAACGAGGAGCGTGCGCCTTACAGCGTTGCTCCTGATCTGCGCAGCTACAACACGGCCTGACGCCATGGGCTTCGCGAACAATAAGCACGCCTGGGGAATCTGTGACATCACAGGTTTCCGCTATCGTTTGCGCGACATGAAGAAAACCTGGGACGGTTTGCTTGTGGGACCAGACCAGTGGTCTCCCAAGCACCCCCAGCTGATGAAGAAACCGACGCCCCTGGATCCTCAAGCGCTGCAGGATCCTCGCCCAGACACGGCGGCGGACGGGAAGGACAACACCGTTTTCTTGGTGTACACAAACCGAGGCGATGGTATCTTGGGCGCCCAGTTGCAAACTTTTGCAGTCACCACAGCAGTTGGTAGCGTGGAGGTCACAACATCATGAGCTACACCCTGGCTTCCCTAAAGACTGCGGTGCAAGAGTGGATGCAGGTGGATGAGACCACCTTCAACGACAACCTTGACGAGATGATCCGCAACGCTGAAGCGCGGATCTTCAAGCTGGTTCAGCTGCCCGAGCAGCGGAAGAACGTGACGGCGAACGTCAGCACCAACAATCGGTTTCTGGCAACGCCGACAGACTTCTTTGCGCCCTTCTCGCTTGCAGTTATTGATAGCAACCAGTACTACTACCTGCTCTTCAAGCACCCGTCCTTCATCAAAGAATACGCGCCCGACTCAACGACCCGTGGCCGACCGAAATATTACAGTCAGTTTGACGACACGGCCTTTGAGCTTGCGCCGGTTCCTGATGCGGACTACAGCATTGAATTGCATTACCTATATAAGCCAGCTTCGCTCACCTCCGGTGGCGATGCCGGTACCACCTTGCTTTCAACCGAGTACCCCGAGGCCATGCTCTACGGGACGCTGGTTGAGGCAGCAATCTTCCTGAAAGAGCCCGGTGATGTCGTTGGACAGATGGAGGCTCGTTTCAAGGAAGCGGTGGCTCGCATGAAGAATCTCAGCGAGGGCCGGGGAACGCGGGACGAAGTTCGTTATGACATGCTGAGAACTGGAGTGAGTTAATGGAGAAGGAACCGGGCCTAAAGGGGAAAAGGGTCGCAATCGTCGCACTTGGCAGCAGCCAGATTGACTTTGTGATCGGGTTGGAAAACAGCAAGAAGTGGGATGAAGTGTGGTGCATCAACGCAGCGCTGGCGGTTTACCGGCAGTGTGATCGTGTGTTCATGCTGGATCCCCCTTCCCGCTATCTGGACACTGAGGACGCAGGAAACCAGACCGAGATCATGAGGGAGCTGCTCCCGAAACATCCCGGTCCTATTTACACCTGCGAGCTGGATGAGCGCGTGCCGGGAGCTGTGGAGTTCCCTCTTGCCGAAGTGGTTACCTATGCAAGGTGCGCCTACCTCAACAACACCGTGGCCTATGCCGTCGCCTATGCTTATTGGCAAGAAGTGGGCCACATTGATTTGTTTGGGGTGGATTTCAGCTATTCGCACAACCTGCATTTTGCAGAAGCTGGGCGCGCTTGCGTGGAGTTCTGGATCAGCAAGTGCTTGGAGAACGAAATCGGGATTGGCGCTTCTCCCCGGTCCAGCTTGCTGGATAGCAACGTTGGTGTGACCGAGCGCCTTTACGGTTACCACCGGCTCGACGATCCCATCGTTGCCATGCCTCACAATGATGAGTGGGTGCTTTGCCCTCGGTCCCAGCTGAGCAAGGTCATTGAAGAGCGAGAGATTGAGCTTGTGAAGGTGGCCAAGGCTCCGGAGCCCTACCGAGGATGATGAAGGATCAGGTAGGCCCCAAGCTGGGGAACGTCATGGTTTCCACGACCGAGAACCGGGGGCACGCCCCCGAGTTCTGGGCGGAGCAAGCAACCAGAAAAATCTGCGGGATCTCTGAGCAAGCAGACCCTCATATCCGCAAGCAAGCATTGGCTTTTCGGGATAGAATTTACAGCGTAGTATTGGCTGAGATCCGGAGCGCCATTCGCTCAGATCGCGTGACCCTTAGCAATCAGCTAAGGAACCGTGGAATCAAAGATTTGGCGCAGATCATTAAGGAGCTTTAACATGGCGATCACCTCCGCGATTTGCACAACTTTCAAGCAGCAGTTGCTTGTCGGAACGCACAACTTTGCCACCGGGGGGAACACCTTCAAGTTGGCGCTTTACACCAGCAGCGCGACCCTGGGGGCTTCGACTACCGCCTACACGACGGCAGGTGAAGCCACGGGTACTAATTACAGCGCTGGTGGCAGCAACCTAACCAACATCACGCCTTTCGCTACGGGCACGACGGCGGTGGTTGATTTTGCAGATCTGACCTTCTCGACTGCCACCATCACCGCTCGCGGTTGCCTCATCTACAACAGCACGGCAACGAATGCGGCGGTTGCAGCCATCGACTTCGGTGGGGATAAAACCTCGACTGCTGGTGATTTCACCATCGTCTTCCCCACGCCGACCGCAACCGGCGCCATCATCCGCTTGGCCTGATGCGCGAAGATGCCGCTGGCAAAGCTGGAGTTTCAGCCGGGGATCAACCGCGAAAGCACTGATTATGCGGCAGAAGGCGGGTGGGTTGACGGCAATCTGATCCGGTTCCGGAAAGGCCGGGTTGAGAAGATTGGCGGCTGGAAAAAATACGGCACCGATTCTTTTGAAGGCACGCCACGGGCAATCCACCCGTGGCTTTCTCTTGATGGCACTCGCTATAACGGCATTGGCACGACTTGGAAGTATTATGTCGAGCAAGGGCAAACCTATTACGACGTAACGCCAATCCGCGCCACCACGGCGGCTGGGGATGTCACCTTCGCCGCCACCAGTGGCTCCTCAACCATCACGGTTTCTGACACCGCCCATGGCGCGGTCCTGAACGACTTTGTCACTTTCTCTGGCGCGGTATCCTTGGGCGGGTTAATCACCGCTGACGTGCTCAATCAGGAATATCAGATCTCTGCGATTGTTGATGCTGACAGCTATGAGATTGAAGCAAAAGACACCTCTGGAGCGACAGTCACAGCGAATGCCTCGGATACGGGCAATGGCGGCGGCAGTGTCGTTGGCGCTTACCAAATCAACGTCGGCCTCGACACCTACGTTGGGGGTTCGGGCTGGGGCGCTGGGGCATGGGGATCAGGAGGCTTTGGTTCAGCCTCAGCCATCTCCGCTGTCAATCAGCTGCGGCTTTGGACCCATGACAATTATGGGGAAAATTTGATCGTCAACCCTCGCGGCGCAGGCATTTATCGGTGGGTTGAAAACAATGGCGTAACCGTTCGGGCGCAGGAA